CGGCAATACACCGACCCCCATCAAAGTGAAACCAAGATAGGTCGTATTCAAAATCACTATAAACAAATTCTTCAAGTTCCTTATCCCACGCCCTAAATTTTATCTCTCTCATAATGCATCCTTTATATCATCCCCAGTTGCGACAGTGCCTTGTAGCACTCGTCGCACACATTGCAATATCTGTCACCTTTGCTGAGTGTAAGCAAGGGGGTATCCAGATCCCCTATTATTTCCACATCACACATTAAATCACCCTCCGGCGATTCACACAATACGCATCTTAATTTTGGTTGTTTTTCCATAGTTCAAGTCTCCTAAAATCCCACTGAGTTATTGGTTAGGCCACCCCCGAAAGTTCGGCACATTTATCATATAAGTCACAGTCGAGGCATTCCTCAAACGAGTCGGCATCTTTACCGTAGGTGCCGTCTTCAGCAGGGCATTCACCTTCAGCCTCTTCTTCACCCTCATCTTCGGCCTCTGCCTCGTACCCGTGAGCTTCCATTATCTTGGCCCTGATGTCATCGTCTGAGTCTTTCTTATACACTTTGACATCGCTGCACTCGTCACAGTCTCTTATGTGAATACGCAGGGCTTTTCGGTCTGCTGTCTCTATTTCGTCAGCGAACTCATCACTTTCATCTTCACCCTCCACCTCATCTTCCTGATCTTCTTCATCTTCGAGTTCCACATCATCGTCTGCCTCGTCGATCTCATCATCGGGTTCAGAATCATCAGTCTCCGTATCATCGTCATCAGTGACCTCCTTATCTAAATCTTCATCTTCCTCAGAAGCATAGAGTTCTTTCTTGGCATCTTTGTATACCGATTTCACAAAGACCAGTTCATCGAGGGCAATACCGTGATCGAGCAGCTTGTCTGGTATAGGTTCCTCACGGTCAAGAAAGCTGAAGTCAGAATACTCTTGGCTGTCGATGCTCTTGCCATCTGGAGTTTCAAACTTGCCACCTTTTTTGATGCGAAACACCACCGACTTACCCCTGTCGTGGTCAGCCCACAAGATGATACCACCACCACGGGGCTTTTTGGCAATACCGTCAACCTTTTTCTCAAAAAAGAAGTGAGAGACTTCCCACACCTGAATGCCCTTCTTTTCTTCTTTGCGTTCCTCATCATGAACCCAGACAAGATACACACAACGGCGTTTGGCTTTGATACGGTTAAACTCTTCTTTACTCAGGTCATGAGCCGCAATGTAGTCACAGACCGCACAGCGTTTTTCAAAGTTCCGTTGGTTGCAGGCAAAGTGTTGGTTGGCTGGCCCCACGTTGCGGTGTACCCAGAAGTCTACACAGTAAGACCAATCACCTTCAGGGTCACGGGGGTGTTGCTTGCCTGCGTAAAACGGTATCACATCGATGATGTGCTCACCGAAGCTGGGGTTCCACACCTCAAGCCCTGTGGGGAAGTTCTCTTTGTCAAGTATGCTGGCACTGCTAAAGCCCTCATCTCGGCGTTCCTGACTTTCTTTGTGCCGCTGTTCGATTTGTTTCTTGTGCTTAGTCGCACGTTGTCTGAAAGTACCCATCTTCTTTGTCGTCTTTTTTCTAGCTGCCATTTTTAGGTCTCCTTATAAGTTTTTTTGATTTATTAAGTTTTCTGCCACCACTGGCAGATTCTTTCATTTTATCCCTCAAGTGCTGCGAGGTGGCCGGTTGACCTTCAGAGTCCATAATTGAGTTAGACCCTGCAAAGCCCTGCGCCTGTGTTCAAAAGCGGTGCGTACCAAGTCAAGTACACGGGCGTTGTGTACCGCATCATTATATTTATCGGCAGCAGCCATGACCTTTTTATGCTTGCTAACAGTAGCATCTATTATCTGAACGGTGGGGTTATCTGCAATGCCGAATTTTTTAGGGTCTTTTTTTACAGCCCTGACAGCATCGGCCTTGGCAAGTTCTAACTGCTCTTTGAACTGATCTCTTTCTTTGCAGGCATCAGCCCACTTCTCAGACCATTCCATATACAAGATGGGCTGCTCTATCCAGCAGCGGTTAAGGTCGTCTTGGTCTATTGATAAATCATTGTGGTAGTTTCTACTCATAATACGATATCCTCCTCAGGGCCGAAACACAACCAGAAACAGGCTGTGGTCAGTGCTGCCCTATGATACATTGGTTTGGTGAACATATCAGCCACCTCAGCAGCCCGTATGCTGTACCTTTTACTGAGCAGTTTCTTATTCATTATTGTGAGCACAGCAGCCCGTGTCTTTTCAGGGTCATCGGGCAGGTTGTTGAGCACTTTCTGACAACGTTCCCACATCGCCTTCTTGCCGAATTTATGTTCTACTAATATATTACACAGGTCAATTACAGTGTTGGTATCTGCTATCTCATCGTTGAGAAGCTCGATGGCCTCCTCATCAGATTCTAAGTGCAGCACTTTGCCCAGATAGTTTAAGGCTTGGCCGGGGCTGTCTGATATGTCAGCGATGTGGCTTAGGCGGTTCATGATTTTGTTGTAGTCTTTGCCCTCTTTTTTGGTGACCCGTTTTAAAAGCAAGATCAACTCTGGCCGTCTGAGCCTGCTTAGTTCGTAGTGGTTGCAACGGCGTTTGACAGCCTTTCTGATGGTTTCTTTTATAGTGTTGAACTCAGAGGTACACAGCACTATGTAAACGTGCGGTGGGGGTTCCTCAATGAACTTCAACATCGAGTTTAAGGCATCGATGGTTTGTCTGTGGAACTCATCAAATAGGTACAACTTGTCACCCTGATCGAAAAACCCTTTGTACTCACTGTTCTTTTTGATCTCACGTATGGTATCGATTCCACGGGTGTTGGCCATGTTGTACTCGTAGAAGTTTTCTTTGTTGATGCCAAGCTCGTTCCGTAAGATGTAAGCCATCGTGGTCTTGCCCGTGCCCGGTGCCCCAGTGAACAAAAAGGTGTGGTCTTCACCACGCTCTAAGACATCGGTAAGTGATTCCTTGACATTGGTGTTGCCCACCAGTGCTTTAACTGTCTTTGGTCTGTACTTTACATTTAGCATCTAGATACTCACAATATTCTATAAGATTAGCCTTGGTTTCAAACACAGTAGGGAATGGCCCAATAAAATCGCTGTAGGTTTCGTTGATAAAATAGTAACCCCTCTCTTTGTAATCTTCAAAATAGGCTATATACTGTAACCAATCATCGTTGCCAATATATTTAGGCTTACTTACTTCCACCAGTTGCATTTTTCTTTTCATGTATTTTCTCATCGATTATAAAATTAATGCGGCCAAAATATTCATCAAAAGATTTGCCGACTTCTTTAAAACACTTGGCAGTGTGGTCTAAGAATGCCTCAAAGTCAGCCCTTTCAAAGATGATAAGCTCTTTGTCTTTTACCAGTGCGGTGCGAAATTTAATGTCCACTACAACGTTCCCTCTCTTTTTAGTATCTCCAATAAATTATCACTATATTTCTACCTCTCTCATAGCTGCCCAGTTACCATCGATATCTGATAGCTCGGCATCGATTCTCATTGGTACATTGATCCACTTAAAATTCTTAATAGTTTCTTTTGTGGCAATGTGAGCAATGGTTTTAAACACGTGTTTGATTTCTTTTACTACCATATCTAAAAGCATCGAATCATGAATCTCGATGATGGGTTTAGTCAACCACTTTTCTTTTTCAGCCACTTCAAAGACACGGTTAAGAGTCCACAATAATATGTGAAATGCCGTGCCCTGTATCGGGTAGTTGTTGACCTCGTTGAATGTCATCGGGCCGAAAAAGCGAAAGCCGAAAAAGGTGTCAACGTAACCGTATTTTCGGTAGAACTCGTTGTTGGCAATCTTCCACTTTTTGTAAACCTTAAGGCGGTTCCAGAATTTTCTCTCGACATCTTGGCAGTGCTCTTCAAAGGTATACAGCTTGGTGATACCCATGTCTCGCATATGGGTTCGAAGTGGCAGACCAGAAGTCGTCTTAAGTCGCTCGGTGACAATGACATCTTCCCACAGTGATTTGGCACAGTTGCCATAGTAGCTCCCGTAGAATTGGGCGAACACCCAATCGTTTTTAGCGTAAAACCTGATGTCTTTGGTTATCTCGGCAGCAGGCAGGTTCCAGATATCAAGGGCTGCATCTCGGTGCATGTCACTCTTTGGGTCAGTGAGATACTTAATCATCTGGGGGTCTTTGTGGTAGCAGCAGCCCGTAGCGACTTCCATACCAGAAAAGTCGATCTCACCCAGCCTGTTGCCCCTGCTCGGTTTGATGCCCGATCTGACCAGACGCTTGCCCTCTTTATCTCTCTTTGGTACGTTGGTCAGGTTTGGGCTTTTAGATGAACTGCGAAAACTTCTCGGTATGTGCAGGGGGAAGTCTGCATGTAGCGGTGTAGAAATTTTCGTAAGAGCTTCAATGTCTGTGCTCTCCATAAGAGCTTTCTTAGTATAGCCGGTCGCTTGATGGCCTTCGATATCAAAAAGTAGCTTACGTAGGTCGTTTGAGCTAACTTCTTTTTTAATACCAATTGCTCTGCCTTCAGCCTTTTCAAACCTTTTGGCCTCTTCACAATTAAGTACAGCCTTCTCGGTTCGGTTGATTTTATCATCGAGTTTGTTCCATGTTCTGTGATAGTACTCTTCATCGGCATTGACCCCATTGTAAGAGAGTTTGGCACAGCTTTTTGTGCCCTCAAAGAAAAACTTGTAAGCTTGGCCCTGCTTTTTGTTCTGGGCAAAGTAGCGCATCTGTTTCTTCTTGAGCTTTTGCGGGTAGATGTTGTCAAGCCCATTGTAGGTGAGCAGGTCTTCGAGGTCGAGTTCCATCACACGGTTGAAAGGGTTTTTACCCTTCGATTTTAAGTACGGTTTGATGTGGTCATCGTAAGGTCTGACACCAAAATTCACATAGCTTTGCATCTCAAGGCTACAAAAATCTCTGCGGTTGTCAATGACGTGGGCGGCGAGCATGGTGTCCCACACCCAAGGGTCAACGGGGGCATCGAACATCACCCGTGACCAATTGATCTCAAAGTGTACGTTTTGAGAAACCTTTTTGATTCCTATCTCGCCCAAAATTTTTTTATATAATTCCCTTATGTGCGATAGCTCTGTGGAACTAAAATGATCTCTATACTGATATGGGAATGCCCACGCCTCTTCACCCCAGCCGATAGATATGGCCGCAATACGTGCCCCCCTGATATACGGCTTTAAGCAATTTGTCTCATAATCTATTACGACCTCTTTGGGCTTTTCTTTTAAAACGAGCTCCAGAAAGTTTTTAACATCTGGGTAATCATAGAGGCAGGTGACATACGGCTCTTCGTTCTCAAATTCGATATCAGGCATATTAGCAACCCAGCGCAACATCTTATCAAGGTCACGGTCATATTCAGCCATAAAGTTTAAGTCGTCTTCATTGCGTGAGGCCGCTGAAGGGTGATACATCGGTATGATGTAAGCCTGAAGCTCACGGTCTGGTATGCACAAACCCCGCCATCGGGTTATCTTTAAATCTTTGAATACACCACCCAGAAGGGCTTCCATCGCAACGCCGCCCATCGGTATGATGAATCTGGGTTGTACCTTTTTAATAGTGTCAAACAGGCGTGGTCGGCAGTGGGTGATCTCTTGGCTTGTGGGTGTTCGGTTTGAGCCTTTGCTATCGTGTGGCCAGCATTGAATGGCATTTACCTTGTAAAAGTCTTTTTCTAAATCGTAGCCTCTGGCCTTTATTCGCTTTCTTAGAAACTGCCCCACCTTACCAATGAGTTGAATATTTGATTTGTCTTCATTTGAGCCACTGGCCTCGGCTAAGATCAAAGCATTTAACCTGCCATCACCAGTGACACCCATTTTCGGTGAACGGCTCTTTTTGTACATACCGCATTTGGCACATTCCACATCGGGGTCTACATTGGTCTTGGTGGGTTCGTTGATCTCACGCAGTTCTTTTTTGGTGAAAAAGCTTACGACTTTAGCCAT